AATAAATATTTATTACAAACACATAAACAATGAAACAACAACTTAACGAAATCAAAAGAATGCAGCAATTAGCTGGTATGATTACTGAAAGTGAATATCAAGAATCATCTAAAAATGAAGCAGTTGATTATAATAAAGTAGATAGCATACTTAAAGGTACTTATAAAAGACCAGTAGCAGAAGTTGATCCTGAAATTAAAAAAATGGCTAATGTTTTAGATACTCTAGTATCAGAACCTTTTGGCTATGAAAAACTAGAAGATATTTTAAATGCATTAGGACCAATTGAACCAACAACTTTATCTAAAGCTATTAATATGATGAAAACTTCTGTTTTTGAATTAAATGATGGCGATCCATTTTATAACTTAATAACACATTCTAGTAAATATACTGATAAAGGTGTTGCTTTAAGTTGGGGGATGACCACTGGATGGCAGGATAATATAAAAATTTAAATAAAAAGCTTGTCCTGCTACCCTAGGACTCCTATCTAGACCATAGGTGCATAGCTCAACCCCGTAAGGTTGAGCTTCTTTTATATATTTATATACAACACATTATGTAATTTATGAGTGAACAACAAAAGATAAAGGAAATAATGAAGCAGGAGTACATAAAGTGTGCAACCGATCCTGTCCATTTTTTTCGTAAATACTGTTATATATCACATCCCGTTAGAGGCCGCGTATTATTCCATTTATATCCATTCCAAGAAGACGTTTTAAAAGCGTTTAGAGAACACGACTATAGTATTATTAATAAATCGAGACAACTTGGTATATCGACTTTATGCGCTGGATACGCGCTTTGGATTATGCTATTTAACAAAGATAAAACTGTACTTTGTATAGCAACTAAACAAGTCACCGCAGCAAATATGGTTGAAAAGGTACAATTTATGTATCAAAATTTACCTAGCTGGCTACGTGGTACTAAACCAGAATCAAATAATAAGTTATCATTAAAATTACCTAATGGATCACAAATTGTAGCAACATCTGCAGCAAGTGATGCAGGTAGATCGTACGCCGTATCTTTATTACTAATAGATGAGGCCGCGTTTATTGAAGGTATTGATAAAATTTATACGAGTATTAAACCAACCTTAGCAACAGGGGGTGGATGTATTGCCTTATCCTCACCAAATGGTGTTGGTAATTGGTTTCATAAAACATGGGTTGAATCAACTTTATCTAAAAATGACTTTTTCAATATACAACTACGTTGGGATGTACATCCTGAACGTAATGAAGAATGGGCTGAAAAAGAACGTGCTAATATGTCTGCACGTGAATTTGCTCAAGAGTATGATTGTGACTTTTTAGGATCAGGTGCAACATTAATTGAACCAGAAACATTAGCATTTTTTGAACAAACATATGTTACAGATCCAGTTGAAAAACGTTTTATAGGTGGTGATTATTGGGTATGGCAATATCCTGACTATAGTAGAGATTACATTATAGTTGCCGACGTTGCTCGTGGTGATGGAGCCGATTATTCTACATTTCATGTTATTGATACTGAAAATTGTGAACAAGTAGCTGAATTTAAATCACAAATTCCAACACGTGAATTTGGTCATATGTTAGTATCAGTTGCATCTGAATATAATAACGCATTATTAGTAATTGAAAATGCAAATATTGGATGGGATGTAATTAATACAGTTATTGAACGTGGTTATCCTAATTTATATTATTCACCTAGAGCATATGGTGATATGAGTGCTGATAAGTACTTAGCTAAAATGGAATCTGATAGCACAGTTCCAGGATTTACTATGTCAGCTAAAACAAGACCACTTGTTATCTCCAAATTAGAGTCGTATATTCGAGAAAAGACATTTGTTTTCCATTCAGTTCGTTTACTTGAAGAATTAAAAGTATTCATTTGGTTGAATGGTAAAGCACAAGCACAAAGTGGATATAACGATGACTTAACAATGGCTTTAGGAATGGGTTTATTCGTTAGAGATACAGCATTAAAATTCTCTCTACACGGTAAAGATATGGCTAGAGCAGCATTAGATGGTTTTACTCAAGTTGGTTATCAAAATCAATATCCTATGTTTGGTATGGGTGGTCCTAACGGTCCTCAAAATCCATATACTATAGATGTTAATGGACAATCTGAAGATATTACTTGGTTGCTTGGCTAAGACACAAATATTTATTATATTTATTGATATATAAAACTATAACATGGCAGATAACGCTAGTAACAATACCGGTTTATTTACACGATTAAGTAGGTTATTCTCAACAGACGTTATTATACGTAACGTTGGTGGTAAACAACTTAAAGTATATGACGTAGATAAAATCCAAGGGTATGGTAATGTAAAGACCAATGCCTTAATTGACAGATTTACTAAATTACACCGTTATGGGGCTAATATGCCTTATAACCCAACAATGAACTATCAAACACTTCGTATTCAGTTATATACTGATTATGAAGCAATGGATACTGAATCAATTATTGCTTCTGCATTAGATATTATAGCTGATGAAGCTACACTAAAAAATGAAACAAAAGAAGTATTACAAATTAGATCATCAGACGAAAATATTCAACGTATTCTCTACAATTTATTTTATGATATTTTAAATATCGAATTTAATTTATGGGTTTGGATACGCAATATGTGTAAATATGGTGATTTTTATTTACATCTTGAAGTAGCAGAAGGTTATGGTATTTACAATGTAACACCATTATCAGTTTATGATATGGTTCGTGAAGAAGGACAAGATCCATCTAATCCATCTAAAGTAACATTTAAAATTGATCCAGCAGTAATTGCAGGTGGTGGTATTAGATCACGTGCTACAGATAGAGAAGGTAGAATTTCATTTGATAACTATGAAATTGCACACTTTAGATTATTAGCAGATGCTAACTACTTACCTTATGGACGTAGTTATATTGAACCTGCTCGTAAAACATATAAACAATACGTGTTAATGAAAGACGCGATGATGTTACATCGTGTTGCTCGTGCCCCGGAAAAACGTGTATTTAAAATTAATGTAGGTAACATCCCACCAAATGAGGTAGATACTTACATGCAAAAGTTAATGCAGAAAACTAAGAAAACACCAATGATAGATCAACAAACTGGTGAATATAATCTTAGATACAACATGATGAATATGATGGAAGATTACTACATCCCAGTACGTGGTAATGATGCATCAACATCAATCGATACTTTAAAAGGTTTAGAATACAACGCAATAGAAGACGTACATTTCTTACGTGATGAAATGTTAGCTGCACTTAAAGTACCTAAAGCATTCTTCGGATTTGAAAAAGATTTAACTGGTAAAGCAACATTAGCTGCTGAAGATATTCGTTTTGCTCGTACAGTAGAACGTATCCAACGTATTGCATTATCTGAATTATATAAAATTGCATTAGTACACTTGTATACTCAAGGATATGAAGATGAAACGTTAACTAATTTCGAAATTAATTTAACTACTCCATCAATTATATATGAACAAGAGAAAATTGCATTATGGAAAGAAAAAATAGCATTAGCTAAAGATATTCAAGATAGCAAATTAATGCCTTCAGATTGGATTTATGATAATATATTTGAATTTAGTGAAGATCAATATGATGAATATCGTGATTTACTATTAGAAGATATGAAACGTGCTTTCCGTATGGGTCAAATTGAAAACGAAGGTAACGACCCAGCTAAAACAGGTAAATCATATGGTACACCACACGACTTAGCTACGCTATATGGTGTTGGTAGAAATGGTGTAGGTAAACAAGAAATACCTCCTGGATATGATGAAACACGTCCTGTTGGTCGTCCTCAAGAAAAAGCATCTATTGTTGGTACACAAAAAGATCCATTGGGTAAAGATAGATTAGGTAGTAAAGAAAATGGACAAATATACACTGCAAATTCCCCTGAAGAATCAGGTACACCAAAAGGTGGTTCACCATTAGCATTGGCTGAATTTAGAAAAAACATGAATTTATTCAAAGAAATCCCATTCGGTAAAAATAAAACAGAACAAGGATTTTCATTATTAAACGAAGAAAATATTAAAGGTATAGAGTAATTATATATTTATACGCAGTGCA